AAACGGCCTTTCGCAGCTCGATTTTCGCTCTTGCGAGGATAACCGCGCGCTTGCACGAGCCGCAGTTGATCTCCACGTCGCCGCTCTTGTGCAACACGACGATCGACGTTTTGGCTTTGTAGCGCGTGCCAGAACTACTTTTACGAAAGATCGGCCGCGTGCAATGTGGGCAGTGCAAGTGCTTGTCGCCGTTCATTATCCCTTGCTCAGTCATGCCCAGATATTTCGATACGTTTTGTGCACGAATGCGAACTGCCGTGGCCATCGAAGCATAAGCCGCTGGCGATGGTACAGATAGTTCATCGTGACTTCGGCGGCGTTCTCGATGGGCTCACGCTTCGCGTAGTCGCTCACGTAGCCTTCCGACCGGCTAACTGCATCGAGCTTGGTGTGCCACTGCTTCACCGCTTCGACACTGCCGAACTTGTGCATGAGATACACGTTTAGGGAGTGCCCGATCTCATGCGGGAGCACGCGCGCAATGCGCTCCGCGGGAAGCGTCTGGGAGACCCGGATCTCATTGCCGCTCCAATACGCGTAGTCATGCTCTTCGAGCGGGTTCTGCGCGCGCGGGATATCGGTGGTAACAAACGTGATACCCACGGTTTTGTCAAAGATTTCAGGGGGTGTCTTGTCGATCACCATCTGAATCTCCGCGTGCACTTCGGGGTCGCCGACCCGGATCACCACGCCCTTGTCGGGCCGGCTTTCGCCGTAGCTCAGTATGGGCGCCGCGGGCTCCGCCTTGCGCAGTGCTTTGCGAAGATCCCATTCGAGCCAATCGCTGCGCAGTAGCGTTTCGGGGAGCATGTCGCCGTCTTCGTTGAACCCCCAGCCTTCGGGCACATGGATGAGATCGCAGCCGCACCATGGATGCACGGGGCCGACCGTGGCCTGCCAGTTGGCGGCCTTGCGGCCGACGTTGGTGCCGTTCTCCACTAGCTCGCTGAGCTTGAATATCCTGAGCCGGCCATCGCGATGCTTGTGCAGCCGAAGGCAATGCGGGCACGCATCGGGGTTTGGCATCTTGGCGACCCGGATATCGTCGGGATCGCCGTAGCGCTCCACGAGCCCGGTCACGATGCCCTCTTGCATGGCCTTGTGCTTCTCCGTGGCAGCGATGCGCTTGAAATCGCGGGACCAGTCCCCGGTCTTGTGGCCCAAGTCGCTCGCGAGCTGTTGCACGGTCTCTTGGCGTTGGATGTTCTCCGAGACCGACTCGCGAATGACGCCCTCGTAGCGGCGGCGCAGATCCTTGTCCGCTTCGATGGCGATGGTGCTGAAATCCGCTGCGACCTTATTCCCGAGCCCCTTGATCTCCGTGGCGGCGGAGTGCTTGGCCCATTCGATGGCGTGCTTTTCGTTCGGTCCGTTCGGCACCTTCGGCGCGTACGTGCTCACGAATTGCTCATAGGTGATCCCGTAGGTGCGCTTGCGCTCTTCGTACGTGCGCGACGCGGAGAGCACGTGCCCATAGCGGTAGGCGTCTTCGATGGCGTTCATCGCCGCGGGCGGGAGCACCTTGTCAGTCGGAACGAACGTGTGCTGTAGGTCTTCGGGAAGGATGCCCGCGTCGATCAAGCGCTTGACCTGGCCCGGCGGCAAGGTCTCCGGCCCCACGGTCCCCGCGATGAACGCCTGGTGGTAGTCTTCGATGATCTGTTGCAGCTCGTATAGCTCGCCGGGCGTGAGCAAGGGCCGGTAGGTGTCGGCCTTGGTGATTCGCGTGCCCGTGGTCTTTTCGATGTGCTTTTTGAGCGCCTTCATCATGGCCACGAGTTGGGCGTCATACGCCTTCTCGAAGCGCACCACGCTCGTCACCATGGGCTTGTAGCGCTTGAACGTGCGCTTGCCGTAGCGAGGCACGGGCTCCGCCTTCACCAAGAGCCCGTTTCCGACCACCGCTTGGGCGATCTCGATGGGATCTAGGCTGGCGGGCGCTTGAACTCGTATCTGGGCTCGCGACGCCATGCTGAGCCTACGGCGTCGTGACCAGATCCCCAGCGATCATGACGCGCACACGCGCGTCGGCCGTGGCGGAAAGGTTGCTCAGCGTCACGGAACTCGTGTTGATCGTCGCCAAGAGGTAGGCGAGCACCCCCTCCGCAGCGGTTGCGCCCGAAGGATCGGCGGGGCGCTGGATTTGCAGCGCCGCGGTGCCCGGTGTGGCGCTGATCCCGTTGGTAATCCCGATGGAATGGCCCAAAGTCGCGAGCGCGGTGCCGCTCTGAATGTCGATCTCCGATGCGATGCCTGTGAGTGTGCTCGTGAGCCGAAGTTCGCCCCCGTTATCCGACGCAATGGGCGCTTGCCCGTTCAAGGCAAGGCACGAATTGATGCGATTGATGACCTGAGCGAGCGTCTGATCGGCCGCATCGAAGCTGCATGATACGAGCCCGCCGTTGTCGACTTCCAAATTCAGGGTCTCGCCGCCGGCAAAGCCGGTCAGGTAGGTGCCCCCGGCCCCGTCGACGATGGCGGCCGTAGCCGCGACACCACCGAAGGTCACTTCGATCTCCACATTGCTTTCGATGTAGATGAGCCGGGCTTGGGTCACGTCCCCCATGGGCACGGGAAGGTTCGTGGTGCTCGCTTCGAGCGTAATGACCTGCGAAACCGCGTGGTCGAGCGTGTCTAACAGCTCCGTGAAGCTCCGCTCAAAGAGGCAATCGTCGAGCGAGTTGTCTTGACCCACTTCGAGCGAAAGCACCGTGTTCGTCCGTACCCCCATCATTCCCCCACAATCTCTACATCGATGATCTGGCGGTCATTGTGCACCCTTTGGCTCTTCCGCAACACTTCGACCGTCCGTAGCGCGTCCATGGACGCCGCCAGCGCCTCTTTCTGGCCGCTCTTACCGCCCTTCACGCCCGAAGGTAGGTCTTTGCCCGAAGCCTTCTCTTTGGCCGCTTGGGGGGCTTCCTTGCCCTTGCCCTTATCGTCGCCCTTGTCGCCGTCTTTGTCCTTGTCGGAACTGTTGAACCAATCGGGGAAGCCATCGCCGTCGCCTTCACCGCCTTCGCCGTCTTCGCCGTCTTCGCCGAAGCCGCCCTCGCCCTCACCCTCGTCCATACCCGTCTTGCTCTGGACCCATTGCAGGAACGTCGGGTCTAGGATGATCTCCCCGAGCCCATCGGGCAGCGGATCTTCATCCATTTCAGCGCGGATCTCGTCGACGGTCTTGACCTTGGTGACTTCGAGCATCCGAGCTTCCCGCTCTTTGTCTTCGGCCTTGGCATCGAAGCCGGTGAAGGCGAATTCAAAGTCGGGCTCTAGCTCCCAGATGATATGCTCGTTGATCGTGTCTTCGATGTGCTCGATGAGCGGGCGGAGCCCCTTATCCTTCGACTCTTGCACTTCATGCTGGTTCGGGCGCGAGTCAAAGAGCGAAGAGCCGCCACCGCCGGCCCCGTAGATGAACCCGATCTCTAGCGGGTCGATCCCGTAGACCGAACAGATGCTCTTGGTTAGGAAGTCGAGCCATTGGCCGAACTCCATTTCGCGGTTTGTCGAATGGAGCGAGACCCATTGCAGGTCTTCGGCGTTCAAGATGGGGGTCTTCCAACTGTTCTGGACGCCCGTCACCATCGAATACCACATGCGCCGGAATGCGCGGAGCTGGCGGTCGGGAATGGCGCCCTTCACGTTGATGACGCCCTTGATCGCGGAGCCTTGCGAGAAGAATTTCGTATTGTACTCGAAGCCGTAGAGCCAGCTCGTGATCATACGGATGAGCTGTTCGATGGGCGAGAAGCCGAACCCGTTCACGCGTAGGTCGCTGCGCGGGTTCATGACACTCCACGCAAGGTCGTCAGGTCCGAATTCGGCGATCACTGAATCTTCGTATACCTGTACGTATGCCACCCGGTTGCGGCGCTCTTCGGGGTCCATGTGCTCCACGTCCGCGACGGCGGGGCGAATGGTCTCCGTAGGCAACGCGATGAAGCGGCTGATCCGGCCTTTGCGGTCGCGGATCTTCTCGATACAGATTTGATCGTAGGTGAGGCAATCCCGCACGATCTTCTTTAGGAACGAGCGGAACGAGTCGCGGTCGTACGCCTTCTCTTCGGGGAGCATGTACCCGGTCGTTTCGAGCATGCGCTCTAGCTCAGTCGCCTTGGTTTGCTGCGCCTTTGTCATGACCTTGTTCTTGTCACGACGGTCCCGAAGGATAATGCGGTAGCCCCGGTCGTAGTTGCCTTGCTGCGGAATGGCGAACTGGCTGAGCTGGTTCACGCGGGTCTGAATGATCGCCGCGATCACCGTGTTCGATATGCTCATCTGGCGGAGCGTATCGTACGTGAGAATGCTGGGACGTTGCCGCCAGCCACCCCAATCCATGACGCTGTAGGGATCATGAAAGAGACCACGGGGCTTCTCTTCGGTGGGCTGCGCGAGCCCGCCCTTCATGAGCGCATCCTGCATGTCATCGAACGGCACGTCGTCGCCTAGCTCGTCAGCCTTGCGCAATGACTGCATGGCGCCCTCAAGAGCGCCCGTCCCCGCCGTTCGGATATTGTCTAAGAGCCCCATTAGTTACACGTGCACTTGCCCATCGGGGTCACAAGGTTCTGCATCTTGGTGAGATCCCCGTACCCGTGCACCGGACAGTCCCCGTCACCCTTTACCACGAACTCCGGCTCTGGCGCGGTAAATGCGCGCTGACGCTTGGCCGCATTCGCCTTGCGGAGCGCAATGGTGGGGTCTTCGGCGTCATCGATGAACGAGGCTTGCTTGTGGTGATCGGTCATTTGCGGCGTGGGTCGCGCGGCCGGGTCTTCCTGAAGCCATGGTGACTCACCCGAGCGCACAAGCGCAGCTTCACCCGTCCAGCCGTTGCCTTCGTTGTTATCGAAGCCGCTCACGTCGGGCTGAATGAGCCCGGAGTTACGGAGGATATTGGCAATGGAGTTGCCCGTCGCGTCCTGGCCCGCGGCCAACAGATCGGGATTGTTCCGCATGTAGATCACAAGCTCGTTCATGATCCGCTGCGCGTAGAACGTGAGCTGGTCGTCATAGCCCGCGGGCTTGTTTTTCATGTGCTCGCATTCCTGCTTCTCGTGCTCGTAGGCTTGCTCTACGAACGCGGCGAGGTACTGAGGCAAGAGGTTGTCGGAGAGCTTGCGGCCCTTGTTCTCCGAGCCCAAGTCGAAGGCATAGAGCCCCTTTTTGAGCGTCGGCTCGAAGTGGCTCTTGCGCGCCTTGCGCGTGTTGCACTTGCCGATGAGCTGTTGGATCACGTCACCCTGAATGCCGATGGCCTTCATCTTGCCGATCAGCTTTTGCGAGATATCGCCTGCTTCCATCTTCGCGATCAGCTCTTGGATCACGTCCCCCTTGCTCTTCCCCATGAATGCGCTCTCTTTCTCCGGCCAACGCGCCCCCGCGTACTTGGCGGTCATCTTACCCGACCCGTAGTCCATATCGTAGTACCGGGCTTTGCTCAGCTCTTCCAAGCCTTCGACGGCATCGCCGCTCTTGTCGAAATCAGCGCCTCTAAGCGCCAGCTTCTTGGCCTCGTCTAGCGATGACGCGGTGCCTAGCTTCTTGGTAGGATTGCCCGCTTGGGACACGTGAAACAGCCCGTCGTCATCCGTGGCGTCAACGAAGATCCCGTGATCGTATTTGTAGCGGGTTCCGCCGTAGTTCATGTGGATCGTGTCGGGCTTGCCCAAGTTGCGACCGCCCCATGCCGAGTCGACGCCAGGGGTGCCCTTGTCTTGCTTCCGCGACTTCTGCTCCGCTTCAAGAGCGGCAAGTCTCGGTGCGTAGCTTCCCGCCACCGAAGCCGGAAGCTCGCCTTTCTCAGATGCTTTGATCCCCGATCGAAGCGTATTCACCATCGCCTGTAGCTGCGCATCGCTCATTTTCTTAGCGGCTTCAGCTACGGTCTTACCGCTCTTGAGCTTGCCCCCATCGGCACTGGCTTTGCCCTTGTCGCCATAGTCATAGACCCACTTGCCTTTGACTTTCTTGCGGCTCTTGTACTTGTGCGTGCCGGCTTTCGAGAGTGCTTCGAGCCCATCGATGGAATCAAGCCCCATGCTTTTCTTGTCCATTTCGGCTTTCTTTTTCCGCCACGCTTCGAGCGGGTCTTTGCCCTGCATTCCGCCGCCCGTCTTGCGCTTTCGCTCTGACGCGTCTTTCAAGTCGGCGGCGTTCGCACGCTTACGATTGGCAGCGTCCCGTGCGTAACGCTGTTTGCGGGTTTCGGCGCGCGCCTTGCGCTCCGCAGCCTTTGTCCGATCGCGCCCGATCTTCTCATCGACACTCGTGCGAGCTTGTTTGAGCGCTTCGGTGGCGGTCGCAGAGTTCACGAACATAAGCGAGCCCCAGCCCGAACCTTCCACCCAGCCTTCGGCTTTGTAGCGGCCGTCCGTGTCTTTCTTGATCCGCACCTTGTGACCGCGGATGGTGTACTCGCCAGCGCCTTTGCCCGAAGGCTCTTTACGGCCCATTTCTTCTGCGAACTTGTCTTCGCTGAAAACGCCCGAAAGGTCGTCTTTCTTGTCGCCCTTCTCGTGTCTGCCGTAGCGGAGATTGGGATTGTCGAGCCGCACGCCGCTCATCATGTTCTGCCCGTCGAACAAGACGAGTGTCGAGCCTTCGGGCGCGTCGGCATCCGCATCGAAGTCGTAGACCTTCCAATTCTTGCCGTCCAAGCTCACCTTCGCGCCGGCTTTGACACGACCGCCGTCACCCCCCGCGACCTTGTTTTTGACATTCCGCCGCAGCCCCGCTTCCCACGTTTTTCGCTCATCTACATGGAGTGCTTTCGGCTTCTGATTGTGCTTGTCGCTCGCGCCCCCGCGCATCCCCTTGGCCTGCTCGACCATGTGCACGATGCGCTCTTGCCGGATCATTGCCGGGCGCAGATAGTGGCTCCCGCTAGATACCTTGGTCGCAAGGTCGTCTTTGACCGCGGTGACTTCGGCGAGCTTGTCGTCCAAAAGCTCGTCAGAGAACGTGCTCAGGGCTTCGAGTACGGCCTCGCGCTCGTGGCGGTACTTCGCGTCACCCTTGTAGTTGGCCGAAAGCGCTTCAGCGAGTAGTGCTTTCGGGTTCTTCTCAGCGCGAGCACCGTGCTTGGCTACGATCTCATCGAGCGCATACGTACCCCAATCGCGCGTAGTCTCATGGAACTTCTTGAATGACGCCGCGCCCTTCTTTTTTTGTGTGCGGTACTCATCGTAGATCGCGTAGGCAACACGGCGGTCCACGTCGTCTGACGCCCCCCGACCCAAGCGCAGCAAGTTGTTCATCGTCGTGAGCGCATCGTCTTCCATGACGTGCTTCACGATATCCATTTCGATCGGATCGTTTTTGCCGGTCTTCTCGCCCTCGCTGGTCTTCGCCGACTCTTGATCATAGTGAGCGAGCATATTCCGCACACTTGGCGGAACTACCGGATGCTTCTCGCCAAAACGCTCTTCGGCGTTTTTGATCGTCATCTTGAGCGTCATGGCCGCCGAATGACGACCCCGATCTGTAGTCGCGGCACGGAACTCTTCTTCTAGCTCGTAGATCCGCTTTTCGGTTTGCTGGATCTCTAGCCTCGTGGTGTCGCCCGGTGCGGGCGTCTTCGACTTGCCCTTGGCTTTGGCTTTGCGCTTGCCGCCCTTGCCGGGACGGCTCTGCCAGCCGCCTTTGCCGTCAGGATAACGGTACTGATACTTGTTCCCGACACGCTTGCGCTGCCCGCCCTTGGTGCCCTTGGGGATATTACCCCAGCCGCCTTCACCCTTGAAAAGCCGAGCTAACCCGTCGATTGCATCCCTCATCGAATATCCCCCACAACGAACCGCTTTTTAGGCACGGTGAACGCCACTGCCTTGCGAAGCCTATCCGCTTCTGCCCACCGCATCATCTTTTCAAGTAGCCCCGACTCTTTGAACGCTTCGAACACCTTGTCGAAGAGCGGCGCCATGGCGGCCGTCTCATCGTCGTTCGGCCATAGATTATCTTCGCCGGAGTTGCCATTGGAGAGCCCGGAGAGGTAGGTATTGACCCGGCCTGCGCCCGTGAGTTTGTGCTGGACGTGGCGCTCGAAACACCGCGCGAACATTTCCACGCTGCTCGTCCAATACTCCATCTTTTTATCGCTGACCCCATTCAAGCTACACGCCCTAGGGAGTCGCTTTCTAAACGCCTTCCACGCGTCGCTATCGCGGAGCGCCTTCACAGCATCCGCAGTCGCCCCTTGGGGGCCTGGCTCGCGCTGGGTGTAGGACCGCCACCCGCCCCGCTCAGTCAGCGGCGTATCAGTCTCCGCCTGGCCCGCGCGCTTCTCTGCCCGCGCCACTTCGTAGTCAAAGAAGTGACCCCATTCGTGGGCCAGTGCGCCCGCTCCACCATTACGCGTCAGGTTGATCACGTTCATGCTGGGTTCGTAGTGCGCCAGCGCCCCCGCACGGCCTCGCGCGCCAACGGCGATAGCGAGCTTGCCATTGTAGCTGGCCATTTGCGTCGGGAGCCCGGTCACGAAAGCTAGGTCGTCCCACGAGTCAATCAAGCTCTTTAGGTGGTGCTTGCGCTCATCGTCCGTGACGCTCTTGCCCCACTGGACCCCGCGCATATCGAAGACGCCCTTGCCGGAGTCTTTGTCGAGTAGATCCAGCCCTTGCTGAATGCTCTCATAGCGGGAAGGCGGCCCCTTCCGGTGCATTACGTCTGTATTGTAGAACTGGCTGATATCGAACTTGCGCCGTGCGGCCTTGTCGATCCCCAACGCCTTGTCGACGCTTCCGGTCTCCATGACCTTGAGCGTGGTCTCCGTGAAGTCTTTGGCGCGCGCATCCGCGTCGTTCGGATTCAGCTTGAACGCCTTTTGCGCGATCGAGTTGGCTTGCCGGCGCGGGCTCGACTTACCGCGGCCGACGATGGCGTTGTAGGTCTTGCGCAGCGTTTCGCGCTCGACCGCGTTCTTGTTCGAATCGGGCTTCTGCAAAGCCGCGCGAATGTCTGAGTAGATGTTCCGAAATTGCGCGTCGGGATCGAGCGATGGATTCGCGGAATGCTTCTCCATGATCTCGTTGATCGTGTTGAACGCGTTGTAGTATTGCTCGCGCGCGCTGGCCTCATACCGCTTCGCAACTTCGCGTTGCTCGTCCTCGCTCATCGCCTTCCACTCGTCGCGGAGCCTTCTGCGCTCTACGCCGTCAAGCCGCATCGCATAGGTCTCTTGGCTCACGGTGCCGCTGCCCCGTAAGAACCAGTACATGGCCCCGTTCTTTTCTTCGGGTGGCTTGGTGGGAATCTTTTTGTGGCAAAGGAACGTCATGAGCTGCGACGCCGCTTCTGCGGGGCTGCCCTGTGTACGGCCCATGAAGTCGATAGGCTTCTCGCGCGATAGGAAATTGCGGGTGAAAATGCGCTTGGCGTCTTCCCCTTCGAGCGAAGCCCGGAGCCCCTTCCATTCGAGCGCGCGGTGCCGGGCACTGCGGAGCACGTCTTCGCCACGTTGCTCGACCCCGCTCTTACGGTCGTTTACGAACGCGCCCTCATCGATCATTTCCTTGGTAGTCGCCGTCGCGTCCCCGCGGGGTGTGCCCTTCGGGGCTCGCTTGCGTGGCGGCTTCGGGAGATCGGGCTGCGTCGACTCTTCGGGCGTCGACTCTGCCGGCTCTTCGGGCATTGCCGGAGTCTCGTCGGCTTGGCCTTGCTCGACCCATAGCTTGTCCGTGGCGCTCACGTGCAACGGGCGCGACCTACCGTCCGCGGTGTTCACCGTTTCGATGCGGACCTTGAACCCGTCTTTGGTGACCCTGGTCACCCGAAAGCGATGGTCGCCGAACGGGCGGATAATGTCGCCGATTTTCAGGAATGACGCGGCGAGCTGGACGATCTGAGCGACCGCCGACTCTTCTGGCGCGATAACTTCTTCGCCGGTCTCCGGCTCTGCGTCGAAGTCGAAGCCCTCTTGCACGCTCGCGCGCTCTTTCTTTGCCGTAGGGCGCTTCGGCTTTTTCTTGGCAATGCCGCCGAAGCCGCCCCGGCCATCGGGATAGCGGTAGGCCCACTTCATCCCCACACGCTTGCGCTGACCCCCGCGCGTGCCGCCGGGAATCGGCCCCCAGCCGCCGGCCTTTTCCAGCAAGTCGACTAGCTCTTCGTATGCGAGGGCTTCGGGGGCCTCAGACCCCTCACCGACTTTTGGGACAGTGTACCGTTTCAGTGGGACGGTGAAGGCGCTCTTACCGTAGGGATAGTCCGCGGCCGTGACCTTGGGCCGCTTTTTGATCTCTGCGATCTCTTTGGTGAGCGCCGCCTCTTGCTTTTGGACCACCGCGTAACGCGCTTTATCCCGCGTGTGCTGACGGTTGTCTTCGGGCTTCACGAAGCCGGCGCGAGCCTGGTAATCGTCCTCGTGCCGCTCCATGCGGTGTTCAAGCATCTCTATTTCAGCTCTGGCGCGCTTACGCTGCCCTTCGGCTTCTCGTGCTGGGTTCTCTGCCCGCAGCTTTAGCTCTTTGCGAATCACACTCGCCTGATCACGGTAGCGCCCGCCGTTGTCGGTGCCCGTCTCACGATCCATCGCATCCGCGTTCGGAAGCGTCTT